TACCCCATCGGGGCGTAGGCTCAACATATGCACGGTGTGCTCTCCGTTGTGCCTCAGAATATCCACCACAAACAACTCATGGGGCAGGATCATTATTTGACGCTTGGTCTTGTTGCCCTCTGCGTCAACGTCTTCCTTCTCCATAAACACGCCACCGCGTGCGCCGTAGGCGTAGCCCTTGGGCGGTGTTGGGCGTAGAACCTTTCTGACTTCCTCGTTGATGGAGGGGCTGTCCGTGGCTACGTGGACTTCGATTTCCTTGGTCGATGTGTCGAGCATGAGTTCGCGTCCAAGCGCCAAGGGATTGGTTATCTTCCCAAAGTGTTGACACCCGTCACAAATGCCCGGATTCTCGCTGTCAAATTTGACGCAGGGATACGGCCCCTTGATCTCGGATAACTTCTGGTGCATGCGCTCCTCGGTGTAGGGGTGCAACTCGGTCAACCATATGGTTGCTTTCTGTGCATCCTGACACTTCTGGGCAATACTTAGCCACCCCCGCCACAACGGCTCCATGCCGTCCTCTTCAGCGTTCTCTGCGTAGTAGCGCAACTGGGCGCATCCTGTGCCGTCCTTGGTACGTTTAAGTATCTTGGAAAACTTGGTCGTGCTGTTCTCAAACAGAGTCACAGCAGTCGTAGAAGGTAGCACCGCAGGGGCGTTGGTTGGTCGCTTACCTGCAATGGTGGACGGTGCTGTTGCTGGAGCAATACCCTTTAACTGGCTCACTACGTGAGCTTTTAGGTTGTCAAAGTTAAATATGTCGCCCTCTGCCAGCAGTTTGACTGGGCGTGGGGTTTCATACTTCTTCTTGAAATTCGTCGTCTCTGGTACGCGTAGCACACGGGCAGCGTCTGCCGTCACCGTCATGTCGATGCTGAGTTTTTGTTGCTTGCACAGGCGTTTAAAGTTCTCTGCAAGGGGCTTCCACTCTGCTATTTCCACGGCTTCTTCAAACGGCCAGTAGCAATGCAGTCCACCACCAGAGCCGACAATCCAAGGCGTACCCAGCAAGTCCAAGCCAGTTTCGGAAAGGAACGCTTTGAGCGCATAAGCGGCTTGCTTCTTCGTGGCGTAGCCGTCCATGTCTATGAACAGCGACTTAATAAAGCGTGCGTTTTCTACCTTGCGTTTCTTGGCATCATCAAATGTAGCCAGCGCAAAAAAGACATCACACTCTTGCCCAACCCAATCGGTTACTTTTGGGTAGAAGTCCTCCAAGTCCTCAACGAACAGGTGTTCTTTTTTCTTAGTTAACTCTGCCGTGCAGTACAACCCGTGACCCGCAGACGGCAAAACAACCGCAAGAAATTCAAGCGGATTCATTTAAGTCCTTGGGTTGATTAGAGGAAGAGGTCTTTTTGTGCGGGGTCTTTTGGTGGGAACTCGTCCAACGGAGCAAGCGCCGTGAAGCGGCGTAGCAGTTCGTGTTGGAAAGCCAAAGGCAGTTCTTCCCTGTCAAGGATTAAAGCGCAATGGTTGATCAGTTCACTGTTAGTCAAGCTTTTAGGTTGAAAACTTTGCATGTTTCTCTCCAAGCCTCATCGGCTGATTTTGATTTTTGTAGTATTTCAAGAAGGACTTCGGCACGGTACTCGTAGGCGGGGAAGATGTCCTTACCCAAGAACCAGTTGTAAACCGTCTGGCGCGTCACACCCAAGGCTTTAGATATGCGCACGACCGAGAAGTCATGGTGTATCGCCCAACGCCCAAGCTGGGTTCCCAGCGACTTAGGCGTCTTAGCAATTTCGTCAATGATTTTTTGTGAATAGGGCATGGTGTAGAGGTGGGGGTACTCGCTACTTCCGGCAGTCAGGAGTCCAATCTAGATTTGCCAGTATCCGCTTTCCCCCCGAATCCTTTTTAGTCTTCGTCGTCCCAAGCACCGACTACGTCAGCGAGGGATTTCTTGGATGGCACGGCGCTAGGCTTCTTGTCTTCCTTGCGCACGGTTGGCTCTTCCTCGGCTTCCGCTTCCACGGTCTTGGCTTTTGTCTTGGCCTTTGGTGCTGGCGCTGGTGGCTCGTCTGCCTCGTCGTCTGCTAACTGTGCAACAGTTTTCTTGGGAGCGTTACCCTTTAGTGCGTCTGCGGGTTTGCCGTCTTGGGCAGCCACATTCAGTATAACGGCCTTGGTGGCCTCATCCGTTGCACCCTGTTTGACAGAGATTTCATACTCCTCGTCAGTCAACCAGCGCATGGCTTTGAAGAACAGCTTGGGTGCTTCTGCCTTGGTGTCAAACTTCATGCGGGTCACGACCATGCTGGGGTCAACAGACTGTGCAACCAACCAACGGGCATAGGCTTGGAGTGGGCGGTTCTCGCCGTCTTCCTTGCCGAATATGGATGTCGCTGGCAGAGCCAACTGCATCACATCACCCTCAACATTGTTGGCTAGCACAACAGCAAGACGCTGTTGGTAGCGACAGGCACGGCTCTGGCCATTGCCCGAACCAGCCACGTTTTGTGGGCAACTTGCACAAGTATCCGACTGGATGTTCTTGGACTTAGCGTCAGGCTTGTCGCCATCGTTTGACCAGCAGTCAGGGGCTGCCGCCACATCGCCATCGTACTTAGCCATGTAGAAGGTACGTGCGACTTTAGGCGCGGCCTTGACGATCACTACGTCGAGAAAGCGCTCATCGATAGCGGCAACTTCCTTGCCACCAGACAGAAGGCGGAACACGCCCCCCTTGATAGAGATGCGCTTGCCAGCGCTAACGCCACCACCCGCTAGGGCTTTGGCTACGTCAGATAACTCGCCTGTGCGTGCAAACGCTGGGAGTTGGTTGGGGTTAAAAACTGCTACGTTACTCATTAGTTTCTCACTTTGCTGTTGGTTTGCGTACCGAAATGTCATACTCCGAATTGGAGTTGAGACCGGGTGGTACGACCCCCGGATTTTCTTCAAGGAACTGCTTCATGTTGGTCTGGGCAATCCGCTTCTCGAACAAGTCGAGCGCATCGTGCTCCATCACAAACTTCTTGAATGCGTCCCAGTCGGCTGTCGAGTAGCGTGTCTTTACAGACAGCACCACCGTGCCTTGGTCAGTGCGAACGGATGTGACGCCAAGCGTCTGCATCTGCTCTTTCATGGCGTTCGCAATCTCTGTCTGCTGTGCCTTGAGCGTCTCCACTTGCGTGTCGTACTCTTTGGTCAGTTCAGAAATTTGATCGCGTATCTTGCGATAAACCTTCGCTAGTTTGTCGAGTGGTATTTGTTCACTCATGTTGTTTTCTCCTGATGTTTGTCTAGTGTTTGACAAGTGTACATGAAATTAAATTGTTTGCAAACTCCTTTCAAGATTTAATTTCGCTATCAAAAAGTTGGGTAAGTAGTGAGTGGTCGCTCACCTTGGAAGTCAATGCCTTAAACATTTTCTTCTCTATCGGGCTACTCTCTATGTGCAAGACAGTAACCTTGTCGGAGGTCTGACCCTTGCGGTCAGCACGGGCAATACACTGGATGTACTGCTCAACCGACATCAGGGGACCATAGAACACAACTGTGTCAGCGGCAGTCAAAGTAATGCCGTGTGCAGTTGCTTGCGGTTGCATCACAAGGATGCGGGGATCGGGGTCGTTCTGGAATCTGCGGATGATGTCACCTCGCTTGGATGCCGGCACATCCCCCCGAATCATTTCAGCAGAAATGTTTTGCTTGTGTAGGTGCGCAATGATGGCGTCAATACTGCTGGTAAAGAGTGCGAACACGATCACCTTGCGGCTAGTCTCCTCTAGTATTTCCTCCAGTACCGACAAGCGGGGCGCGGCATCAAACTCCACGACCTCGCCATCGTCTGTGTAGGCAGCCCCACAGGAAATCTGCAACAACTTAGACACACCTGCCGCCGCATTGACCGCGCTGATTGTCTCGCCTGCGGCTTGGATGAGCATGCGCTCTTTGAGCAACTCGTAGTATTTCTTCTGCTGTGGCGTGAGGGCTACCTCGCGTGTCATGGTGATGACTGGTGGCAAGTCCAAGCATTGTTCTTTGGTGAACCTAATAGCGGGTTGCAACGCGGCATGGACTGTTTCGGTAGCGTTGGCCTTTGGCGCCCACTT